TAGAAGAATACAAAAAGAAAAGAAACAAGTTACTATAAAACAAAAACTAATAATGGATAATAACTATGATGATATTACTTTACAACCAGGTGAAGACAGAGAGTTTAAAAATCAATTCAAAGAATACTTACAAAAGAATATGAGAATGGACGAGCCTGTTAAGAAAGAAAAGCCAAAGGTAAAGAAAAAGAAAAAAGTAAAGTCATCTAAATTTTTTGCTTAATGAATATTAAAAACATTGTAATAGTCGGTGGTGGAACGGCTGGTTGGGCAACTGCTCACCATTTCATAAACAAGACTTCAACCGACACAAAGATAACAGTAGTTGCTACAAAAGAGATTCCTATAATAGGAGTTGGTGAAAGCACAACAGGCCGTTTTAATAATCTAATTAATTTGAAGAATAATATTACCGGTCTAAATGAAGAAGAATTTTTAAAAGAAACATCATCAACATTTAAACTAGGTATTAAACATACTGATTGGTATAAGAAAGGCGAGTCCTTTTATTCTCCTATTGGTGATAATTATTCAAATGATTACATGTATCCACATGAAGATTATGATAATTACAGAATATATCATATAGCAGATAAAAAAGATTATAGTCAAACGTTTCAATCACGTTTAATGGCAGAAAACAGATTACATTTTATGGATAATAATAATGCTTATTCACACCCCACACATTTTCCATTAGCATATCATTTAGACACATATAAAGTAGGGCAATATTTAAAAAGAAAAGCCACCGCTGTATCTAAATGTAAATATATTGATGATCAAGTGGTTGACTTTAAACAAAATAACATGGGTCTTGTAACAAGTTTGAAAACTAAAAAAGGCAAGACTATAAAAGGTGATTTGTTTATAGATTGTTCTGGTTTTGCTAAAGTCTTAATAGACAAGGTAGAAAAAAATGATTTTATACCATATGATAGTTTATTAGTAAATAGTGCCTTAAACTTTAATTATGTATCAGATGAACCTATTAGAAACTATACTCATGCTTGGGCACAAAAGTATGGTTGGTTATGGGAGATACCTACACAAGAAAGATTAGGTTGTGGTTATGTGTTTAGCGACCACTTTATAGACTTTGATAAAGCACATGATGAAATATCTAAAGTATTAAAACGAAAAATAGATGTACAAAGACAGATAAAATTTAAAACCGGCAGACTACAAAAGGCGTGGTGTAAAAATGTATTATCAACTGGATTGTCAACTGCTTTTATAGAACCGTTAGAGGCAACTTCTATACATGCTACTATAATGCAAATTACACATTTTATAGAAAACTACTTTAAAAAAGATATGCCATTTGAATGTGAATATTTACAAGAACAATACAACTCAGAAATGGGCCAGATGTGGGATAACATAAGAGATTTTATAGTGTTTCATTATATAACTCCTAGAAAAGATACAGAGTTTTGGAAAGAATCAGGCAGACCACATAGATGGTCAAAAAGACTAACAAAACAAATGTCAATATGGAAATATAGAATGCCTAGAACTGTTGATTATATAAACGATAAAGGTAATAACTTTTATAATATAGGTAATACTTTATGGTATCAGATAGCTATAGGTATGAATTTGTTTGATTCTAAAATGGCAAAAAAAGAATTAAAAGATTATGGAATATATGATGCAACCAAACAACATTATCAAAAATTATCTGCTGGTATTAATGAGTATATACCTAAATTTATAAAAACAAACGAATATTATAAATCATTATGAAACTAGCATTATTAAACGACACACACTTTGGTTGTAGAAATGACAATCCAGCTTTCATAAAACATCAAAATAAGTTTTATGATGAGGTGTTTTTTCCTTATCTAATAGCAAACAATATAACAACACTTGTACACTTAGGTGATGTTGTTGATAGAAGAAAGTTTATAAACCATAATACGGCACACAACTTTAGAGAAAAGTTTTGGCACAGACTATCTAATTTAAAAATAGATACACATATTATTATTGGTAACCATGACACTTACTATAAGAACACAAACGAAGTAAATGCCATAGAAAATTTAAATGTAGGACCAGATGTTAAAATATATACACAACCAAGAGAAGTAGAATTTGATGGTACTAAAATACAATTCTTACCATGGATTTGTGATGACAACTATGATGACTCTATACATGCCATAGATCACTCAAATGCCGATATATGTTTTGGTCATTTAGAGATAAAAGGTTTTGAAATGCATGGTGGTCATATGAACGAACATGGTTTAAGTAGAGAACAATTTAGAAGATTTGAAAAAGTATTATCAGGTCACTTTCATAAAAAATCAGATGACGGACATATCTTTTATCTAGGTACACAATACGAGATTATGTGGTCAGATTATAAATGCCCTAAAGGCTTTCATATCTTTGATACAAATACAAGAGAAATAGAAAGAGTTGAAAATCCAAATAGAATATTTAAAAAGTTTATATATGATGATGTAAAATATGACTACACACATCAAAGACTTGAAAACTATGATAACTGTTTTGTTAAGTTAATAGTATCTCAAAAAACAAAAGAAGAAATGTATGGTAAACTTATAGAGAAGTTTTACAACGACATAAATGTACATGAGTTGGTAATAGTAGAAGACCCTACAGATATTAAATCTTCCGTTAGAGATGATATATTGGATTCAGGCGAAGATACATTGACCTTTTTAAGAAACTATATTGACCAGGTAGATACTGATTTAGATAAACATAAACTAAAAGAGTTTGCTAAAGAGTTGTATGTGGAGGCTAGTGAGTAATGCCTAAACAAGAGTTGCCTAGAAAAGTTATACAACAGGAAATATTATGGCCTACACCATATTGGTATACACTAGTACATGAATTTACAAAACATGAAACAAGAGTTACTTTTAATGAAGATATGGAAGGCTGGGTTTCAGGTCAAATGGAAAATAAAACAATAGTTAAATCTAATAGAGGTGGTTGGCAAAGCGATTTACAAAAACCTGATGGTGTATTTGAACCACTAGTAAAACAGATACAATCTGTTTGTAAAAATATAAATTTAGGTATAAAAGAATTGATTGTTCCTCAACTATGGGTAAACGTAAATAAAAAAGGTAATTGGAACACAATACATCAACATGGCTCATATCATTTATCGGGTGTTTATTATGTAAAGGTGCCAAAAGAATGTGGTAAACTTGTGTTTAGAGATCCAAGACCAGGTGCCATAGGCAATACTTTTTTTCAAAGTCAATTTGCTAAGGGTGAGTTTATGAAAATAAACATAACAGATGGATTATTAATATTGTGGCCTAGTTTTTTAGATCACTTTGTAGAACCAAGTCAAACAGACAAAGAAAGAATATCAATTAGTTTTGATGTAGTAGTAACAAAATGATAACTTTTAAAAAGATAAGATATAAAAACTTTTTATCCACTGGTAATACGCCAATAGAAATAAAATTAAACTCATCAAATACCACATTAATTGTTGGTACTAATGGCTCTGGTAAGTCCACTTTACTTGACGCCTTGTGCTTTGTATTATTCAATAGACCATTTAGAATTATTAAGAAAGAACAAATGGTCAACACTGTAAATAATGGTGATTGTTTAATAGAACTAGAGTTTGATGTTGGTACAAAAAAATACCTAATTAAAAGAGGTATCAAACCTAACTTATTTGAAATCTACCAGGATGGGGAACTTATAAACCAAGACGCCTCTAACATAGACTATCAAAAGTATTTAGAAAATAATATAATGAGATTAAACTATAGATCATTTTTACAAGTGGTATTATTAGGGTCTTCATCATACGAGCCGTTTATGAAGATGAAACCTAGATACAGACGAGAGGTTGTGGAAGAGATACTAGACATAAGAGTATTTGGACTTATGGACTTAATATTAAGACCTCAACAATCAGAATTAACAAGAAACGTTACAGAATTAAGCCATAAATGTGACCTTATAGAATCCAAGTACGAAACAGAGTTAAAACACTTTAACGCCATCTCCGACCTTAATATGAACGACCTAGACGGTAAGAAACGACTATTAGAGAAGAATGGTCAAGCCAACTATGATTACAACAGAAAGATTGATAAAATCAATGATGAGTTAGAAAGACATAGAGATGAGGTAAAAGATCAGGCAAAAGAACAGGCTAAGTTAACTAAACTATCTAAACTAGAGGCCAAGATAGAACAAAACATATCTACACACAAAAAAAATTTAGACTTTTTTAGTGAGAATGATAACTGCCCTACATGTACACAACCACTAGAACTAGATTTTAAAGGTGAAAAGATTAGACATGAAGAAGACAAGTTAACAACCTTAAATGATGGTATGAAACAATTGGTGGCTGAGATAACTAAACAAGAAGAACATCTATTAGCGATGGAAAGAATATCTAAAAAGATGTATGAGATGAATGTTGAGATGTCAAAACTACAAACCTCAGTAGAAGAATTAGATAAGTATTCAAATAACATACACGAAGAAATTAAATCTTTACAAAATAAACAAACAGATGGTAAAGATATAGAAAAACAACTAGAACAACTAAAAGTTGATTTAGAAGAAACTAAAGTTGAAAGAGATAAGATAATTGATCAACAAAAATATGTAGATGTATTAAGAAATATATTAAATGATAAGGGTGCTAAATCTCAAATCATTAAGAAATATGTA